GTTTGATGATCTTATTGTACTTAAAAACAATCAAGGAACCGAAGAAACCCGAGTCCGTCATATGGATTATGGGGTTGTGCTTAGTGCTTTCTTCTGGAGACGATTTAGAAACCGAGAAGACATAACCTTCTTTGATCCCAACGAAGTACCGGATTTGTACGAAGCGTTTTACCAAAACACAGTACTATTTGAAGAGCTCTATGTCAAATACGAAAAACAAAAAGGCCTCCGTAAGAAAACGATGAGCGCCGAGGAAGTGTTCAAGAGTGGTATACTAAAAGAACGCACAGATACGGGTCGAATATATCTCGTATTCATTGATAATGTCATGAACCAAGGACCTTTTGATCCCGAGTACCATACGATTTATCAAAGTAACCTGTGCTGTGAGATCCTATTACCCACACGTTCATTTAAGCGATTAGACGACGATAGTGGACGCATAGCGTTATGTACACTGGGATCTATCAACTGGGGATCGTTCCGTAATCCAGAGGACATGCGTAGAGCCTGTAGGATTCTACAGCGTAGCCTGTGTAACATTCTTGACTATCAAGACTTCTTGAGTATACAGAGCAAGTTGTCAAATGATGAGATACAGCCATTGGGCATTGGTGTAACCAATCTTGCCTACTGGCATGCCAAGCGTGGACTCAAGTATGGCGAAAAAGATGCTCTACAAGAAGTTAAGTCGTGGATAGAACACCAAGCCTACTATCTAACAGAAGCCACGGTGGAACTGGCTAAAGAAAGAGGAGCCTGTAGCGAGAGTGCCAAAACACGATACGGTCAAGGAGTATTCCCCTGGGAACTACGTGCCAAGGGTGTGAATGAACTTGCAGACTTTGCTCCTGAACTTGATTGGGAAACACTACGTGGCAACATGAAGCAGCACGGTGTACGCAATGCCACATTAATGGCCATTGCTCCAGTAGAAAGTTCAAGCGTTGTCATTAACTCAACCAATGGCATTGAAATGCCTATGAGTCTTATTTCAGTTAAGGAAAGCAAAGCAGGATCATTTGTACAAGTGGTTCCTGAGTACCATAAACTAAAAAACAAATATCAAATGATGTGGGAACAGAAAGACTGTGACGGCTATTTGAAAACAGCCGCAGTCCTTGCTGCCTATGTTGATCAATCAATTTCAACCAACACATTCTACAATCCAGCGCATTGGGCAGATCGTAAAGTACCAACCACATTAATTGCTCGCAACTTGATGCAGGCACATGTGTGGGGATTGAAGACATTCTACTACAGCCTAATAAACAAAGCAGGCAGTAAAGCAATGGCCGAAGCCACCCCCGAAGTACATTACAACGGGTTCCATAACGAAAGAGAATTAATCGAAGACAGTGAAGACTGCGAGGCATGTAAACTATGAGCAAACAACAATACAACCTAACAACAAAAACAGATTATCTCAATCGCAAGATGTTCTTGGATCCAGCAGGTCCAGTTACTATCCAACGCTTTGAAGAAGTAAAATATAAAAAGATTGCAGACTTTGATGCCACAGCACGTGGATTTTTTTGGCAACCAGAAGAGATTAGTCTTACTAAAGATTCAAATGACTTTAAAGATGCTAGTGATGCTGTAAAACATATCTTTACCAGTAACCTACTACGTCAGACAGCACTAGACAGTTTACAAGGTCGCGGACCAACACAGGTATTCACTCCTGTTTGCAGTCTCCCTGAAGTAGAAGCCTTGATGTACAATTGGGGTTTCTTTGAAACCAACATTCATTCAAAGAGCTACAGCCACATCATCCGCAATATCTACAACGTGCCAAAGGATGTGTTTGCCACTATTCACGATACTAAAGAAATTATAGACATGGCCAGTTCAGTAGGGAACTACTATGACAAGCTGCACGTTATCAACTGCCGCAAAGAACTTGGACAAGCAGTCACAGAAAAAGAACATGTTCGAGCAGTATGGTTGGCCCTACACGCAAGTTATGCTCTAGAAGCCTTCCGCTTTATGGTTAGCTTTGCCACAAGCCTGGCCATGGTAGAGAATAAAATCTTTATTGGCAATGGTAACATTATCAGTTTGATCCTGCAAGATGAACTCTTACACAAAGGATGGACTGCCTATATGATCAATCAAGTGGTCAAAGAGGACGCTCGATTTGTCGAAGCTCGAGACGAATGTCAAGCAGAAGTCTACCAACTTTATATGGATGTCATACGCGAAGAAAAAGAGTGGGCAACCTATTTGTTTAAGTTAGGTCCTGTTATCGGATTGAACGCTAATATTCTACGTGATTTTGTAGACTATACAGCCGTTGCCGCATTGAAAGATATTGGTATCAAGTATCTGCAGCCTGCGCCAAAATCAACACCAATTCCGTGGTTCAACAAGCACACAGATACCAGTAAAAAGCAATCTGCTCTACAAGAAACAGAAAGCACAAACTATGTTATCGGTGTCATGGGCGAAAATATCGACTATGCTGAATTGCCGGCTATATAATAGATATTAGAAAGGAATAAGAATGAAAGCTGTAGTATGGAGCAAATATCATTGCCCCTATTGTGATCAAGCAAAAGCATTGCTAACGCAAAAGGGTATCAAGTTTGAAGAAAAGAAAATTGGTGATGGGTATACTCGAGAAGAATTATTAGAAGCAGTACCGACAGCTAGAACAGTTCCACAAATTTTTCTAGATGGAAAATTAATTGGCGGATTTACAGAATTGAAAAAACTTTTCGAACAGTGGGATGGACAGGGATATGGAGACGGACCAATATAATGTTATTAAATAAACACAAATTCGCAGTAGGTGATATTGTCACAATCAAATTGATTTCAGGTGATGAAATCATGGGCAAGTTTATCGAAGATGCTATGGGTAGTATTACCTTAGATCGTCCGGTTATGTTGGCCATGACGCAGAAAGGACCAGCAATGGCACCCGTGTTAGTTACTGTGAATCCCGATTCAAAGTTAACCTTCAACACACAGGCAATTACAGTGATGGCAGAGAGTGATGCTGAAATTGGTAAACAGTATGTATATCAGACCACAGGCATTCAGCCAGTAAGTGCTGGTAGTATTATCAAAGGTTGATGTAGTGGCCGTTACTTTCACCAGTACTATAGCAATATTAGCAATTCAGGCTACATCGTTGGCAGCTGAAGCAACATCTGCTGGTCTAACATCTTTAGCCACTGCACTTACTAATTTATCAACGGAAATTACAGCTAATTCTAGTATAACAGAACAAGAATTTTTTGGTGGGGGCACAACTAGTTTTTCAGGAACGGGCGGGACAGGTGGTGCAACGCCAACTGGCGGGAGTTCTAGCGGTACTGGTACTGACAAAGATTCAGCCGCTATAGTTTGGGCAAATATATTAGATACTGCTGCAAGTATCATTTCAGCGCACAATTCTAATGTTGCCAGAGAAATTGCGGTCAACAACGACTCCACTCAGGGTATTGTTAGTATTGCATATTCCTTAGGTATGATTGAAAATTCATTAGGTGCTATCTCAGGACATTCAAATACAATAGCAGATAAACAGACTGCTATGGAAACACACTTTAAGAAAATAAAAGAATTAAGCGAAGGCAACGGTATTCATACAATAAGTCCTTTAGAGTTTATTAATTTTATTTCTAGTTATAGATATTTGATCGAAGGCGGTGAGATTACATCAGAGACCGAGCCGTTAACTGAAAAACAATTAGACAAGGCTCGTAAGAGAATTTCAGATTATCTTTCTAAGATAAACGATTTACCAAAAGCATTTTGAGGAACGTATATGCAAGGAGTAAGTAGAGTAGGAGCAGATGCCGCAGGCGGCACAATAGTTGGCAATCTTGCACCTACAGTATTTGTTAACGGTAAACCAATTGTTGTGAAAGGTGCCACTGTTGATGGTCATGGCCGCAGTCCACATTCTAGCCCAGTAATGTCCGGTAGTAGTTCTACAGTATATGCTAATAATATTTTGATATGTAGACAAGGCGATACTGCCACTTGCGGACACGTTGCTTCAGGTAGCCCCAATGTATTTTCAGGAACCTTTGCATCTTTTAAAATTCCGCCTGTAGTAATTGATCCAGCAACGCAAGCAGCCATTAATAGACAAACAAGTGCATATGTTGCTAATCCTGGTGCTTATAAGGTTGCATCCAACGACCAGGTCAAACAAAACTTTCCTGGAACTCCACAAGGTGCAGACGGAGAAAGTTTAATTGACACTGATGTAGTGTTGGCCAGTGATATTCCTAGTCTACTTTCACAGAACCTTGATGAAGCTGCTAAAGGTATTTGGGAAGAAACAGGTATGGGCGGCCGTGCCAGTAACTCTAAAATTACGGGTATATGGAAAGAACTTGGATATCCGCAGTCAGGCGCATGGCTCACTGATCAAACCGCATGGTGTATGGGCTATGTAAATTGGGTTTTAAAAAGATGTGGCTACAGATTTGTGCAAACCGCATGGGCCTTTGATATTAGAGACAAGACTGCTGCGTATAAAGCAGCCAAACTTCCGTTGAATCAAGGACAGCCTGGCGACATTGCTCTATGGAGTTATGGTCATGTGAATTTTATCTATACTGCCAGCAGCGGAACTTACTCATTTGTAGGCGGAAATCAAAGTTCGGCGGCAAAAAATGTTAATAACCCGTCAAGCGGATCAGTTACACGATCATGGCCCAGTGGCTATCGAACACCCGGCGACAATTCCTTGATTGGAATATTTAGACCAGTAAAGGAATAGAATGAAAAAATTATTTTGGAAAATACTAGGTTTCCTTAGTTTGGGAATGGCCTACATTGGTGTGATTACTCCTGGTATTCCTTACTCAATCTTTGTGGTATTTGCAGCCTATTGCTTTTCAAAGGGCAGTGAACGAATGCATGCGTGGATCTACAATCACAAGCTGTTTGGCCCGTTTTTGACCAATTGGGGTGAGAAGCGTGTATTCCCACAGAAGATGAAATACTTCATGTTGTTCATGATGACAACCAGTTTGATCACCATGTGGTTGACAGCAGTGCCGGTTCGTGGTATAATATACACAGCAATGTTCATGATGCTGGTAGCAATATGGGCTTGGAGATTCCCCAGTTCAGTTGAAGAGTATGATAGTAGAAAAGCACAAGGTAAAAAAATTGGATGGATTAAATGACACCTACCTATAAAGTCACTCCGTTGTTCGGCGTGCCTTTGTATCAGACCAACATTGGGTCATTAGATAAAGGCATGCGTGACTTCATTGAAAGTCAAGAATATGAACGCATGCCTGCTGACAACGGCGATTATTCTGTAAACAAATACATTTTGAATACTCCAGAGCTAGCGCCATTAAGAACCAAGATCATGAAAGCCGCAGATAATTTTATCTATACAGTGCTAGATGTAAAGAGCAACATGGATTTTCAAATGGAAAACAGTTGGGTCAATAGACACTATACTGGAGACTACTCGGGTCAACATTACCACGGTAACAGCCTAATCAGCGGTGTTTACTATATTGATACCGACGGTGACACTGGGGCATTCGTCTGCCATAAAGACAAAGGCAACTACAATCTGTGGACTGAAACTGTGAGAGTAGATTTCAATTATCAAGACCATGCTGATGATTCCAAATTAAATTTCTTCAATGCAGATGCTTGGGGCATATTTCCTGCCAAAAATGATTTAATCATGTTCCCTTCAATGATGACTCATTCAGTTGAAGAAAATCAATCGTCAAAGGTACGATACAGTTTGGCCTTTAACCTATTCCCCCGAGGCACAGCCGGTGGTGTAATCAATACCCTAACAGTGTAACACTATGAAAAAAATAACCCTGGACCAATTGGTAGAAATTGCAGCGGAAGTAGAAGCAGGCGATCCCGCAGATTGGGGCAAACTTGCTGTTGGGCAAGAACAGGCATTCAAAATGATTGGCACAAGTATACTTGACATGTTTGACAAAGAAGTGTATACTGATGATGATAAGCTAATAATGCTGGCAACTATTACTAAACTAACAGTTGAAAACATGTTGCTTAACATACAAGTTATGAACAAAGATTCATAAATATACACTCACACAGACAGCTTAAATTTACAAACAAGGAAAAATAGTAAAATGGTAACAGGAAAAGTAAAATGGTTTAACGACGCCAAAGGTTTTGGATTCATTACTCCGGACGATGGTGGCGCAGAC